GGAAGTGATCTTCTGATGGATATAGCGGCAATGAGGTCCAGGATAAGGATAGAAAAGGCTATTGCAGTAACAGATGAGAACGCAAACCACAAGGAGGAATGGACCTTCTACTATATGTGCGCGGCAACGGTATCCTCGCCAAACGGCAGCGAAGCGTATGAAGCTGCGACTACCAATGAAAAGGAGCAGATATGCTTCACTGTGCGGTTCACGACGCTTCTCCTTCCCGTAAGGCCTAAAGGATACCGGGTGATCTACAACAATAATGCATTTAGCATTGTGGGGATAGATCCTATGGGTGACCGACGTATCTGTATGAAGATAAAAGCGGAGAGAGAAAATGGGTGAAAGCATTAAACCGGAGGACCTTGCCAAGGTCATAAATTCCGAGATGAAAAGATATGCTGATGTAGTGACAGATGACATCAAGGAATGCGTAAAGGACGCTGCAGACGAAGTAAAGTCAGAGATAAAAGATAACGCACCGGTCCTTACAGGCAAATACAAAAAGAGCTGGGGCATCGTAAAAAGCAAGGAAGATAAGGACGGCATAATCCTAATCGTCCGGTCAAAGGATAGGTACAGGCTCACGCACCTGCTTGAAAACGGCCACGTTAAAAGGGGCGGAGGAAGAGTAAGAGCGATACCTCATATAGGCCCCGCAGAAGAAAAAGGAAAGCGGAAACTTGCAGAAGACATCGAAAGGAAGATAGAAGATGGATCATAAAGAGGTCATAGCGATGATAGAAGGGACTTCCCTGCCCTACTCCTACGATCATTTTGCGGAAGGGGAGGTGCCGGAGCTCCCGTACATCGCGTTCAGATATCCGGCGTCGGATAACACTGCGGCAGACGGGATGACGTATCTTACTTCGGCGAGATTGAATATCGAGCTGTATTCGGATATAAAGGACCCTGCTGCAGAAGAAAAAGTGGAAGCCGTACTTAACATGCACGGCATCATATTTAACAAAAGCGAAGAATGGATAGAGTCCGAAAAGCTCTATGAAGTTCTGTATGAGATGGAAGTATGACCCCTGCCGCTATCGGCAATAAATAACAAATATATGCAGGATAACAACCATTTCTTGCCGGTAATATGGTATAATAGCTGTATATGGGAGGCAGGACATGAAATATCTATCAGTAAGTAAAACAGCTGAAAAATGGGGGCTGTCCGAAAGGACTGTCAGAAATTACTGCGCACATGGAAGAATCCCGGGTGCATTCATTACCGGCAAGACATGGAACATTCCGGAGGGAGCACTGCGGCCGGGGCGCATCAACGGCAGATCCGATGTGCCATCTTCCCTTCTCGAAATAATGAGAGCTGAGAGAAAGAGCAGCATATCAGGCGGCATTTATCATCAGATCCAGATAGATCTAACATATAACTCGAATCATATCGAAGGCAGCAGGCTCACCCACGATCAGACGCGGTACATATTTGAAACAAACACCCTCGGTATCACCGATGCGGCCGTGAACGTCGATGACATCGTTGAAACTGCAAATCATTTCAGATGCATAGATATGATCATAGATGATGCGGGGCTGGGTATCAGTGAGGCTATGATAAAACGGCTGCACTTCATCCTGAAGAACGGGACAAGCGATTCAAGGAAAGACTGGTTCGCAGTCGGAGAATATAAAAAGCTTCCTAACGAGGTCGGCGGATCCGCGACTGCGCTTCCTGAAAATGTTGCGGCAGAGATGAAGTCCCTTATTGCAGGATATAACGGCAGGAAGACAAAAAAGTTCGAAGACATAATAGCATTTCACTACGAGTTCGAAATGATACATCCTTTCCAGGACGGGAACGGACGAGTGGGAAGACTTCTAATGTTCAAGGAGTGTCTCAGAAATGATATAGTCCCGTTCATAATAGACGAAGAACATAAAATGTTTTACTACCGGGGTCTGAAAGAATGGAAACATGAAAAAGGATACCTTATTGACACCTGCCTAAGTGCGCAGGATGAGTTCAAAAAACGCCTGGACTATTTCAGGATAAAATATTGATACAGTAAACGGAAATGAGGACGTTAAAAGCGTCCTTTTTCTATTGCATAAAAAAGGAGAGATATATATGGCAACAGCAAATAACAAGAAGCACTTCGACGTGCTCAATTTCTACTATGCTGTCGGGACCAAAGACCAGGCGACCGGCATGGTGACATACGGAGTTCCCGTAAAGGAGCCCGGCATCGAATCGATCTCGGCAAAGGCTCAGGGAAGCCAGAGCATAACAAGAGCAGACGGGATAAACTATCTCGTCAATGTCAGCAATACGGGATATGAGATCACCGCGAAAGAGGTAATGCTCTCAGACGCTATGAGGCAGGCAGTCCTCGCGGAGGTAAAAGATAGTACCAAGGGCCTTCAGTACGAAGATGCGGATGCGGAGATGCCTGTATTCGCTTGTCTTTTTGAGTTCAAAGGCGACGTCAACCACACAAGACACGTGATGTATAACTGCACAGCATCGAGGCCTGACCTCGCTGGTGAAAACAAGGATAACCAGCAGGAGCCGGATGAAGACGAGATCACGATCACAGCCAGTCCTCAGCCGATGACGGTCGACGCTGCTGGAACAGTGAAGAACATCGTGAAGGCATTTGCAAACGAAGCAGACTCTGCATATACAGGCTGGTTCTCTGCAGTGCCTACTCCTGAGTACACTAAATCAACTACAAGTTCGACGTCCGGAAGCTGATGGAGGTAACACATGAAGAAAACGATCGATATAGACGGAAAAGAAGTGCTGTTCGAAGCGACAGCGATAACTCCGATAATCTACCATAACGTGAGCGGAGGAGATCTCGTAAAAGACATGGAGGAAATGGACGAAGGCACGGGCGATGCATTCATGACAGTCTCGATGCTGGCTGGCGTCATGGCTCTTCAGCCAGGTAAAACGCTTACGGAGCTTATGAATGTAAGCAGGACCGATGTATATGAATGGCTGATGGGAATCGACTCCCCTCTTGCTCTGGTAGAACAGGCAAAAGACATCATGGACCTCTGGGCAAAGTCCAGCAAGACGAGCGTATCCGCAAAAAAAAAGGAGAAATAGACCGCCCCGTTACTACTGCGCTTTACATCTTAAGGCTGCGGCAGACGGGGCTTTCTCTTGCCGAAATAAGGATGATCGATACAGGACTCGCGTTAGACATGATCACGGAGCAGATGAACGATCAGTATGACTGGCCGGAGAAAGCAACACAGGAAGACTTTGATAATTTCAGAGACATGTAGCAGATAATGATTGATTTTCACCTCAAAATCGAATATAATGCGAGTATGAGGTGAAAATATGATAAATACTACAGGAATGATAGTGAATGGTCTAAAAGAATATAAAAGTCCTTATGACAAGCTGTCACGGATGGTAAGAGACGGCGTCTACATACCTATTACGAAGGGTATATATGAAACTGATGCTTCAACACCGGGATATCTTCTCGCGGGTGCGATTTACGGCCCGTCGTATTTGTCGTTCGAATACGCGCTGCAGCATTACGGGATGATACCGGAAGGCGTTATTGCATTTACATCTGCGACCTTCGGTAAAAAGAAAAAGAAAAAGTACGAAAACAAGTTCGGAGTATACACATACAGGGACGTTCCCGATGACGTGTATCATCTTGGGATCGAATATATGCAGGAAGGACAGTATTCATATTTCATTGCTTCACGGGAAAAGGCAATATGCGATGAGCTATATAAGCAGCGGCCTGTTTCAAATTACAGTGAACTTAAAGCCATGCTTTTCGGAGATCTCAGGATAGATGAATATGAACTGGGGAAAATAGATCCGGGCAGTCTTGAGATAATTGCCGACAGCTATCCGAGCACCAATGTGAAACGTTTTTACAGATATATCAGGAGAAACTCAAAATGAATACCATTATTGAAACGATGATCAGCTCATATAAAACGGAAACGATATACGACAAGAAAAATGCCATGAAGGAAGTGCTTCAGGAAATAATTCTGTGCGGACTCAGCAGAGCGGGATTCTTTCAAAGGGCTGCTTTTTACGGAGGTACTGCATTAAGAATGTTTTACGGACTCGACCGTTTTTCGGAGGATCTCGATTTTTCACTTGAAGAACCGGATGATACTTTTGACATTAAAAAGTATTTTCCTGAGCTTGAAAAAGAGATAGCCGCTTACGGGCTGCATGCTGATATACGGGAGAAGAAAAAAAGCGGGGATTCAAATATCAAATCAGCTTTTGTAAAAGGAAATACTGTAGAGCATCTTTTGATGTTTTATCCGGATGAGTCATCGGACTTTGGCATAAATAAAAACGAACTGACTAAAATCAAACTGGAGGTAGATACCAATCCGCCTAAGTATGCTGCATTTGAAAGGCGCTATCGCCTGAGGCCGATGCCGTATGAAGTAAATCTATATGATGAGCCGTCTTTATTCGCGGGCAAGATCCATGCTGTTATAGGCCGATCTTGGAGCAACAGGATAAAAGGACGAGATCTGTATGATTATGTTTTCTACATTGCAGGAAATGTTCCTGTGAACAGGATGCATCTAAAAGACAGATTAGTTCAGTCGGGACACTTAGAAGAAAATGATCCTTTTGAACTCGAAGATCTGAAAGCGATGCTTTGCAGTAAATTTGACAGTATTGACTATTCTCAGGCGAAAGAAGATGTTATTCCATTTTTGCGGAATCCCGGCGAAACCGACTTATGGAGTGCAGAATTCTTCAAACAGATTACAGACAGTTTGACGGAAAGATAGTACAATATTAAGCGGCGCCATGGTAAAACAAATACATATACGGGTAAAATGAAATTTGCTGAGGTAAAGACATATGGAAATTAAAAAGTATAACCAAGAAATGTCAGTATGTAAGGTTACAGATTACAGTAAAGTAAACTTGAACGATGAGTTTGTATTCATCGGGAAGACAGACGAGGAGTTGTCTCTGGTATGCTGTACAGAAAATGTTCCTCAAAATATTATTGAGAGAGATGATGGATGGAAAATGATGAGGATACAAGGTATTCTCGATTTTTCTTTCATCGGGATATTGTCGAAAATTTCAGCTGCGCTTGCAGATAATGAGGTCGGAATTTTTGCTGTTTCTACTTTTAATACAGATTATATTCTTGTGAAAGCAGAGGATTACGATAAATCTCTGAAAGTACTTGGAAAATCGGGTTATATAATTGTGTAGTGATGCAAATCCCTACTTTAGGATATCAAAGATAATATAACTTAGAATTGGGTATTTCCATTTTGGAAACAACCACATGCCTATAGTTAATAAATAGCATCTGCCTTCAGCGGCAGGTGTCTTTTGTTATACGCAAAAAGGAGGAGCCGGTATGGCATCAAATAATATAAAAGGGATCACCGTTAAGATCGGCGGGAATACCGGTCCTCTTAAAAACGCCCTTAAGGACGTGGATAAGCAGGCAAGAAATACCCAGTCCGAACTCACAAAAGTCGGAAGGCTCCTGAAGTTCAACCCCGGGAATGTAGAGCTTCTTAAGCAGAAGCAGGACGCCCTTACGAGCTCCGTGAAGAATACATCTGAAAGGCTAAAGACCTTAAGGGCAGCCCAGGAGCAGTACGTGTCATCTGGAAAAGACTTAGGCGCCGATTCATACAAGGCTCTTCAGCGTGAGATCATCGAAAGCGAATCGAAGCTGAAGCACTTTGAGAATGAACTTAAGAAGTTCGGAAGCGTCGGAGCCCAGAGAGTGGCAGCAGTAGGAGCAAAGTTCAAGTCCGTTGGATCAAAGATAACGAACGCCGGCATGGCGGTCAGCAGATCTCTCGGGGTCATGTCTGCCGCAGCAGTGTATGCAGGTAAACAGGCGATAGATGCCGCAACCACGCAGCAGAACGCGGAAAACAAACTGACTGAGATCTACAGGTCCAGGATGGGAGCGACAAGAGCGGCAGCAAAGGCAACTGAAGAATACGCATCGAAGCTACAGAGAGAAGGAGTCGTAGGCGATGAAGTAACGCTATCAGGAGCGCAGCAGCTCGCTACTTTTGCGAAGATGCCGGAGACAGTGAACAAACTGCTTCCTGCTATGGATAACCTCCTGGTCCAGCAGAAAGGATATGCGGGGACCGCTCAGGACGCAACCCAGATAGCGAACCTCATGGGTAAAGCCATGAACGGAAACGTGGGAGCGCTTAAAAGAGTCGGCATATCATTTACCGACGCGCAGGCCGATGTCATAAAGTACGGCACGGAATCCGAAAAGGCCGCAATGCTTTCGCAGGTCATAACCGATAACGTGGGAGAGATGAACAGCAAGTTCGCAGGTACGGATCTCGGAAAGATACAGCAGGCAAAGAACGTCCTCGGGGATACCGCAGAAGAGCTCGGTGCGGTTCTTCTTCCGGCAGTAGCAGAGGCCGCTAAATGGATATCTGCGAACCTGGTGCCTAAGCTCAGTGAAATGATAAGCATATGTAAGCAGCATCCGGTCATTGCTAAAGTCGCGCTTGCTCTTACAGGGATAGGCCTTGTAATAGGCCCACTCATAGTGTCGATCGGTTCCTTTGCAACCTCGATCGGAGCGATAGCATCCGCTGCGCCTGATCTTCTTAGATTCGGAAGCGTGCTGACCAGGTTCGGGTCCGGCATCGCGGGAGCTTTCACAGCAATCCCTGGCATCATAGCAGCAGCCGGTGCAGGAATAAGAGCATTCGGCGTTTCGATCGCGGCGGCGCTTGGCCCGGTCGGACTTATCATCGCGGGGATAGCTGCGGCAGTCGCGGTATT